GTTCGCCACGTGAACTTTTACCTGTCATTTCAAACGCTTTTGTTTCTACTTCAGCTTGTGAAATAGCAATACCATAAGTTTTAAGACTTTCATTTTCACCAAGTAGCGATTTAGTAAATGCTTCTAATACTGGTTGTGCACCACCTTGTACGTTAGCAAAAGAAGCAACATCACCTGCAAGACTAGCTAATTTTGTACCAAGATCACCGGACGCTTCTGCCGTAAAGTCAATACCTTGTAATACTGCACCTGTGTTTGTTAATAATCCCTCTAATTCAAATGCAGCTAAACCAGCTTTGTTTGCAAATTCCTCTACGAAACCAGATACTTGTGGTAATGCGTCCCCAAATGTTGTTTCAAAAGCTGATCGTGCTTCACCTGCGTCTGAAGCTAAATTAACTAAATCTTTACCAACTGTACTTGCTGCAACACCAATACCAGCAATACCAAATGCAGCTGCTTTACCAATCTTACTTGCAGCACTTCCCAAACCTTGTAATGCTTTTTGTCCTTTTGTTAGTGATTTAACAAACTGGTCGGTTTTACCGATTATTGCTATTGATACTTTTTTTTCAAATGCCATTATTTAATTGCCTTTGTTAGTGCTTCAAACAATCTATCATTATATGTTTCTAGTATTTCTTTTTGATTTCTGCTAATGGTCTTACCAACTACATAACCTTGTTTTCCTAATTTGGTAAATGAACTATCGCCACGATCCCTGCTATTTCCAATCCACTTTCTATAAGGAAACTTTGCACCCGGTCTTGAATGTGGTAACCTGCCTATTTCTGATTGTGTGATTGCCCTAGTACCACCACGTCTTGTTGGTACATATTGAAACCTACGACCAAACTCCATAGACAACGCACTTGGGTATCTATCGCTTGTTTTAATATTTATCTTGGCTTCACTTCTTGTACCAGAAGCAGTAAAACCCATAGCTGAACGATTTGCTTTGGGTACTGGTTGTTTACGTCCTAATGTACGGCTATCTGCTAATTGTTCTTTTGCTATTTCTCTGTGAAACTTAGCCAATGTTTTTAAAACATCTTTTTTACCATATTCTTTTAATTCTTTAACAATTTCTTTAACTTCGCTGTTATCTATTGCTAAATCGGTTTTTTTAAATGTTCTTGCCATATTAATTATCGTATTTCTTGTTTATAACTCTTACTAATGCGTAAAACATTTCCATATCAAGCTGTTCTATTTCACGTGGACTTATTCCTGTTTCTATTGATATGGAAGCAATTAAATCTATAAATCCGTTTACGCTTTTAAATTATCACTTGATCCAGTAACGTCTAGTTCTTCAACTAAACCAATCCAAGTATCGTAATCGTCTGTAACACCATTTCTTTTTGCACCAAGCCACGCCAAATACAACAACCACTCATATCGTTGTTCTTCTTGTAATTTAGAAACTGGTACATCAAACTTGCGTTCAAACTTTACAATATCTGCTGGTTTAATATTTACTTCGTACTTCGTGCCGTCTGCCATTATGACGACCATATTACCCATTACGAAGTCGCCCTAGTAATTGTTCCAGAAGTTGGAAACGATACGGACATAGTTGCAAGTTCACCAACTGCGTTAGCTACTGGTATGTGTTGATTTACAAGCACACTTCCAGAATAACTTGGATTAGTTGAACTTACGGAACCACTTGTTGGTTTTACAACAAATGCTGTTGTAGATCCAAGTAATGGAAATAATGTTGCGTCCACTTCTGAAGCTGCGAAATCCTGTTGAAACTCTATTGATAGTGTTCCGTCTTTTAGTCCACCAGTTCTGGATTGAAATGTATCACCCATAGCTGTTGTAACGATTTCATCAGCTGTAATATCTAATGTAACACTTGAAACGTGGTCTGATAGATCAACGCTGTTCAAGGTAACACTAGCGTCTGTTAAAACAAATTTTGCCAATGTAAACTCCTTTCAAACTTAATTTTATAGTTTAGTAAAGAAGTTAAGTTGTGTGTGTTATTCTATTCCAGCTTTTTGTTTGAATAATTTTTGCCTACTTATATACCAATCTTCGCCATATTTATTTCTACAATGATTTACTGTACTTTGTCTTAATCCAAACAATCTATTCCATTTGTTATGTTTTAAATCTTCAGCGAACCACATTTGACACATCAATATGTTTTTAAAATGAATATGCGTTGATAATCCCCACGAGTGTTTATAAATTTTATCTTTTATTTGTAAATCAGCACCTAACCGACTAACCCAATTAATTTCTACATACCATTGTTCATTATCCAAAACAACAATATTTTTATCGCCAATATTTATTTTTTGTTTTGGGTTTATTTTATTTGGCATAAAATACTCCAATCTGTTTTGTACGTTTTTTTAATTATACAACACTAAGTGATAATTTTCAATTTGACTATTCTATGCCGATTGTTGCGTGAATAGAAAAACTTGGATTAGTTCCAGATATTGTGTAGTTAAGTCTGTAATAAGTATCTGTTATTGCACCTGCTGCACTTTGGTAATCAGCACCTATTGCAGTAATACCTGTAAATGTAATTCTATCTGTTGGACTTGTAAAACTTGAATTATCATCTGATTGCAACTTAAAAGTTACTGTTGGTGTTGATGTACCACTAACAGCTGTACAATGTATAGCAACATAAACTTTTTCTGTTGCACCAACTGCACCTAACTGTACCCCGGTTGAATTACCACTAGCTGTTAAAGCACCGTCTATTTCTATTTTGCCTTGTACTACCTCATCATCTGATTGCGATTTTGAAATAGTAAATGGTGCTATTTCACCAACAGATCCAAACATTTGATAACTAAATAATCTTGACTTCATAAAGTAAGCTGTATTGCCTACACCTGCGTCTGGTACTGTTGTAACGATTAATTCGTTGCCTATTGAAGCACCAAGTAAAGCGTCTGGTTTATTTGCACCAGCTTCATAAAAACCGTCCATTGATAATGTACTATCTTTAAGTCCACCTAATTTAGATTTAAAACCACCACTATTAATTGTTGTTGCGTCTAATTCTTCAGCTGTCATTTCTAAATTTACGCTTGTTACGTGGTCTGATAAATCGTACCCACCACTAAATACTTTACCGTCATTGAATACAAATTTAGCCATTATCTACTTCCCACGCTTCATTGATGTTTGGTGTGCTTTTATCATCTTTTATATATGTGCCGTCTTTTTTTCTAGCACGTTTTTTCTTAATTGTAGTCGGTTCAATATGACCACCTTTTATTAATGACTTAGCAACATTTTCATCTTCAATAGTAATAATTTGTCCTTTTTCTTTATCCATTACTTTTTTATTACCAATAATTTTATATTTTGCCATTTGATCCACCCTTACAAGTGTCTGGACAAGACATACAACAATTCATTAACTTGTTCCTTTCGTATAAACCTGTACTTCAATGTTAGCACCGATTGCGTCAATTCCATTTACGCTTACATCTGCACTTACATTTGAAACCGATACTGCCCTTGCGTCTGTATCACTAAGTCCTAAAGTCCTATTATTAAATATAGTTTGTCTTACGCTATTTGAACCTTGCCCTGTTATATATCCGTGTAGCTTGTCTTGTGCTGTTCTGCTGTCTGCACGTTGTACTGCAATTAAAACATCAAATGTATATAGATCAGTTCCCCTTTGCATAGCTAAATCAAATTGTATATCTGTTGGAACAATAAATGCTGCTGGAAAGTTTAAACCCATATCTGGAACATTATCATAACAACGAAGTCCAGAAATATTATTTAATGTTGTTTTCATACCGTCTGTAATTTCAGCAAGTGTAGACACTAGGAAACACCTAAAATTGTGCCTTTACGAAATGGTGCAATTAATCGTGTGATTTCCCTGTTTTGTTGAATATTAACTACGCCAAAATCACCAACACCGGCAACGCCTAGTGGTGCGTTTCGCATAGCAAATAGTTCGCTTGATAACATTAGTGTAGCTTGTTTGATTTGTGCCGGGACACTTGCATAACCCCATTTTGCAGTTATTTCTGCACGTGGTCTATTACTTGAAAAATCTAGTGGCCACTCGTGACTACCGTCTGAAATTAATTCTACAATATAAAACGGGTTTCCTTGTATGCCACCCACAACACCGTTTATTGGTAATACTTGATAATCGCTAGATGATACGGTTTTTTCATAAGTTCCGTCATCATCATCATCATATTTAACTACTAGACCTGTAGTTGTTGAAATATCATCTACACGAAGTCTATATAAATCGTTTGTGAAAAACTTACGTGCAGAAGCTGATCCGTCTGCGTAAAACTGTCTGCCACAAAATGCGTCTATTTGTCGTGAAGCTGCATTTACTGCGTCATCAATTAAGCTATCATCAGCACTATCGCTTGTTGGTATGCCAACAAACGTCTTAAATTCGTTCTGTGTACAGTAGCCGTTAGTAATTGCCATAAGATATTATCTACCTTTCTTTCGGCCTTTACCTTTGCCACCTTTCATTTTTTTACCGTAACCTTTACCTTTTGGCATTGTTACTTTTTCTTCTCTACTTTTTTTTCAGCTTTAGGTTTTGCAGTTTTTGTTTCAACTGATCCACCAGCTTTTTTAATTGCGTCTTTAACTGCTTTAGCACGTTCTGCCTTTCCATAGAGTTCGTACGCCTTAAGTTCTTCTTTAAGTGCTTCTATTAATTCTTTGTCTTTTTTTGCCATAATTCTTTCCTAAATGGTCTGGTGTGTTGGTTGCCCAGCACACCAAAACCATAATTAAATTAGAAACTAGGTGTAATTAAACCTGTTCCTTGTATTTTTGTAATTCCTGCTGGATATCTTCCAGAAGCAAAAGCAACGTAACCATAAACAACCATTTTAGTTGTTAATGATCCTGCGTTTGTTTCTTCAAATTTCAACTGAAATAGATTATCTTCAAATAAAATATGGTCATCAGCTTTGACAACATAGATTTGGTCTTGGTCTGAACCACCACCGTCATCAGTTACAATATTTGCGTCTGTGATAACTGGAAGTCCTAATAAGTTTCCAACTACGTTACCGTATGCAGCTGCGTCACCAACGCCCATAGCATTGTCCGGGTTATTACCTGCTGGAAGTACTAACGGTCTTGAATTTCCGTCTACTCCTGCTGTAAAGAAACCCCAACGTCTTGGGTGCATAATTATTGCTTGTGCTGGTGCAAATCTGTTTGCATTCACTTTTT